AAAGACAGTTCTTCTAATGATGCAATTCCAATAAAACTATGGGGTGGTCTTAGCAAAATTTTAGTAGATGATGGAAAATTTGCAGGCCAGTACAGAGTTTCTGGAGAAGAAAACTCAACCGTATATGATTTATCAATAGAATATCAAAACATAGGAAGTACTAGAAGATTTTTCTTGTACATTAATAATCAAATAGTTCAAGTTGTAGACGATACAGACCCACTTCCAATTTACAATAATATGGCTTTATTTACTCGTGGATCTTCAAGGTGCATGTTTGAAAACATTTATGCTTTATCAGAAAATTATTCTCAAAACTCAAGTGCTTTAGTAGGAGAAACTTTATCATCTGCATTTGGAGATAAAGAGATTAGTGTTAACGAATCATTTAGAAAATATGCAATGAGCGGAATTGTTCAATCAACATACTTGTCTGGCATTAGCGCTCAACAACCACCAAAATATAATATGTATTTTGAAGAATTTGGGTCAATTATGCGTGAGTGTGCATATTTTAATATTAAATATGATCGTGCATATCCAGCACTTTATGCTCAATTATCACCAACGTTTAATAGAATTAAAAGTTATACAGTTTCTGGTTTTTATGCAGATTCTTATGGAGCAGAGTTTTTAATTTTTAATTCAACAGACTCTGCAATTAACCTAGATGAAACAACTGGAAACTACTTAAGAATTCAAGGCATTGCATTTACACAAGATACTACTCATGAATTATCTGTTGATGAATACTTTAAAAAACGTGGCAATCTTTCAGATCCTCCATTTCAAGGTAACTCATTAACTTATTCTCCATTAATTGAAAAAGATAAATACGATCAAATCAAACTAAGTAGATTAATTTATGGAAAAAATGAATTTTCAATAGATACTCCATATATACAAACACAAGATGATGCTGAGGCATTAATGGGTTGGATTATTAACAAAGTCATGACTCCTAAAAAATCTGTAGGTTTAAAATTATTTGCTATACCAACGCTTCAGTTAGGAGATATTGTAACTATTGATTATAAAAACTCTGATAATATAGATTTAATATCTTCTTTAGGCAATAGGTTTGTAGTATATAATATTGATTATTCAAGAAATTCTAATGGTCCAGATATGACCGTTTATTTAAGCGAGGTATAAAATGTCAAATAGTCTATCACCCACACCAAATACACCATTAAATATAAACCAAATGCTTACATCTTCTAATGCAAATTTAATTAAAACTGCTACACCAGATATTGTATTGTTTGATGACGACTCAGTCCCAGTAGAACAAATGGCTGATTTAATATTTGAAAATATTGGTGGACAAGAACTAATAAATATAGCAAGAAACGACACTATTAATGGTCAAAACATATCATATCAACCAATAAAAAATATTAGATCAATACAGCAATCATATAATCCAAATAATATTTTAGGATTACAAAAAACCTCAGACAAATATTTTTCTGGATTTTCCATTAGGTTTGATCAAAAATACCCATATGTTGGTAATGGTTTAAATGGTGCAAACGTTTATATTGATGATTTTGGTGCTTTAATAATCGAGGCTATTGGTTTAAATGATGATGAACAACTTGAGGTTCAATTGAGCACGGATGGTACAATATATACTATACAATTTGACGGGAATGAATCATGATAACCGATGCTGGAAAGTCTATTATTGGCAAATACCTGCTTGGTCAGGCCCCAGCCTATGCTTCATATATTGCTATTGGATGCGGTCCAACCCCTTTAGATACCGCTGATATTCAGGGTGATTTTTCTGATAAGACAAGTCTTGACTTTGAAATGTTTCGTGTTCCCATTTCTTCAAGGGGATTTATAAAAGAAAGCGGTACTGATAAAATTGTCTTAACAGCAGAATTACCAACAGAAGAAAGATATGAAATATCAGAGGTAGGATTATACTCTGCAGGTTCAAACCCTTCTGCTGGAGCCTATGACAGTAAGACAGTACTTGCTTTTACTGCTGGAGAAAATTGGCAACACCACACCGCAGCCGCTGCTACCGTAATTAATACTTTTACAGCACCATTAGACGATGAAGAAGATGATAATATTATCGCAGTTGCAGATGCAGTTTTTCAAACAAATGCTGATAACTCAATATTTTTTAAAACATCTCGTGCAAGTAGATATGAAAGATGTAGATTTTTAAACAACATTATTTTAATTCAAGGCGATGATGCAGACTTGTCAAAGGTTGTATCAGTTTCTAGCGCAGTTGGTACTGGAACCGTTGTAACCTATACTACGGCGCTACCACATACCCTTTCTGTTGGCGATAGTGTAACCGTAACTGGAGTCAGCCCTGGAGCATATAATCTTTCTGGAGTGACTGTAGCATCAGTTCCAACATCAACAACCTTTACAGTAGCAAATTCAGCAACTGGCTTGTACTCCTCTGGGGGATTGATAAATGTTAACCATTTTATAATTAATACTGGATCAAACCATATACATTTAACTAGTCCACAAGTTGATTTTAGTAGAAACTCTCCTAAAGATGAATTAAGATTAGCATTTTCTTTAGTAAGTAAAAATGGAAGTTCTTCTGCAATTCCAGACACTATTAGAGTTTTAGTAGACTTTTCATCAACAGATGCTGGCTCTGGAGAGTTTGCAAGGTTTGAAGCAGAAATAAATTACGTAGATTCTGGCACAACAGAATCAGGTCAAGATTTTGAAACAAATAGATATTTTTTTGTATCTAAAGAACTACAAGAACTTTACACAACTGCAAACTTTACTTGGGATGCCGTAACAGTTGTTAAAATTTATTCTTGCGTTATAGATGCTGGAGTGCCGTCAGAAGATTATTATATTGCCCTAGATGCAATGAGATTAGAGAACACTCAAACAACCAATCCACTTTATGGATTAACTGGGTACGCTCTTGTTAAAAATGACAATGCGGAAACAGTTGCAAAGTCTCCTAATACTAGCAACTATATAGAATTTAGGTTTACCGTTGGAGTTTCATAATGGCAGATTTAGGCATTAAAAAATATCGCCAACCATATATCAACCTTCCACCAATAAATAGCGAAACCGAAGGGTATTCATTAAGATATAGAGTTATTTCTGAAGATAGAAATAGAGTTTCTCACTGGTCTCCAATTTATTTAATTGTTCCAGAATACACCTATGTCCCTGGCTCAATTGAATTTAACAGTGCAAACCAAATATCAGCATTTACATGGGACCCAGTTGCAATTTTAAAAAATAAAACAACAGTTTCTAATATTACAAATAAACAATTAACCAATGATTTGGCAACGCTAACAACCAATGCTGCCCACTTTATGGTTGTAAATGATTGGGTAACTATAGAAAATGTAGATTCTACATTTAATGGAACATACAAAATAAATGCGGTAACTGCAAACACTTTTACATATTATAAAGATCATGAAAATATTGCATCTACCCCAATAAGTCCTGCTGGGACATATAAAACTAATTCATTTATTACAAATGCCTTAACCTATGATATTTGGCTACGTTGGGATAGAGGGGATGGTGGTGATTGGATATATAAAGAAAGAATTCAAACAACATCAGTGTCTTATCCACACGCCAGTTTTTATACTATTAATGGGGTAGTACAAAGTCAGACCCCAAATAGGCTTAGTATTGAAATATATTTAACTTCACAGCCAACTACAAGATCAGACGGTGCTGCTGGAACACCATTTTTAAAAGTATATAGACTTCTAAACGAAACGATCTAGTGATATAATGGAGATATATGGCTAAACTACCGCTACCAGAACGAGGACAACCATTAGATGTTACATACATCTATGAGTTAGTTAAGACTGTTAATGATTTATCTACAGAGGTTTCCTCTGCGGCATACAATTTTACAAGTATTGATAATGGTCCATCAATTAAAGAAACTGTAAAAACATCAAATGCAAGAGTTGTTGGTGGATATGTAGAAATTTTTACAAACAGTATTGTGAGTGCGGGTAATGAAAAATCATTTAGTTATTCATTCCAGAATGACTTTAAATTCCCACCAATAGTTACAGCAACAGCCTTAAATATAGGAGAAACTCCTGCTGGTCAAAATGTTACAGTTGTTTTACAAAAACCAACTACCTCTAAAGTTGATGGGTTTGTAAGGTTTGGCGCATCTGGAAATCTGTCTCTTGCCGTTAATTTAATTGCTATTGGTATTCCAAACTAAAAATTAATTATGCTTTTTTGTAAAAAATGTGGTGGGCGATTGTTTGTTGACAGACAATATACAAGCATTCAACACATAGAAACATATTGCGTTCGATGTGGAACTAGAAAATTTTTTCACCCACCTATGGAAAGCGGAGAGGGTAAATGGTTACTGGAAAAGGAATTATTGAGAGCGAAATTTACAATAACGACTCTGTAATAAAGGGAAGTAAAAAGATATGGTTTCTTAACGGGGACTTGGTAAGACTCTATCATAGTTCTAGATCTACTGGATTAGTGTCTGTGTATAATATTACTAAAGATAGAATTGAAACTTGTTTACGTACAGATTTTAGAAAGAATAGGGAAAAGGCTTATACCGTTGCTGAGACTGCTAAGTTAATTAATCGTCATAGAAAATATATGCCAACATTAATGAAAAAAGGAGTTATCCCCCCACCAATAGGGTCAAGACTAAATGGTCAAAGGGGATGGCAAATAAGATCTTATTATTCAGAAAGCACGGTACAGGCAATTCGTGATATACTGGCATCTATACATATGGGGCAACCAAGAAAAGATGGACTAGTAACAAATAATATGACGCCAACTAATCAAGAGTTGACACGGCGAATGGGAAAAGGTATACTTACATATACAAGAACAGATGACGGAAGGTATATTCCTATCTGGTCAGAGAATATTTAAAACAAGAAAAGGTGGGGT